TATATAATCACTTTTTTGTGTTTTTGTTATATAACGAAGTCAAAAATGTTTTTAATTTGACGACGTTTTTTTCTTTTGGTTTATACGTTTTTACAATACCCATCCCGTGTACGATTGTCCAGTAATTGGTGAAATATCTTCGTTTGTGTTTGTGTTGTATTCCGGATATTTGGAAGGTGCGTTGAAACTTAAATGATCGATAAGTCTGTCGGCATAAAATTGCATTGTGTCGCGTTCTTTTTCGACCAAATAGTCCACTTCTTCCTTCGTCACCGTTTCACCGGTTTCCGATGTGTGTTTAAAAACACCCTTGTTTCCGAACGTATATGATGCAAAAGGAATGTATTGAACCGCTGCGGCATGAATCAAAACGGGTTTAATATAATCATTTACCAGCGTCAAATAATCACCAGTCAAAGAAGACGATTCAATGTCACCTTGTATTTTTTCATACAAGTCCGTTCCCAACAATTGTTGAACGGTGATTTCTTGTGCGATAAGCACATATTGAATGAATTTATCCGTGTCGATATTTCCGCTCAAACTTGTGTATTTGACCAAGTCCTTCCGTGAAATCATTAATCCTTTTGCCATTATCCTTTATAATTTGGGTGATGTCCATTGTTCGGCATATCCTTTGGTGCCTTCTTGGCTTCCTTGTGACCCGCCGGTCTTGGACGATAAGATTTTGGAATTGTGTCGACTTCTTCAGACGATGACAATGCCTTATCTTCGACATATTCCCCATCCTTCTTTTTAAGGCGATACAATCGTTCTTCGAAATAATGCCCACAATTGACCCCACCTTTGTACTTAAACAAGTCATAAGGTTGTCCTTTGTGGCCATGTGACTTATTTACCCCACCACGTGAAGCCTTGTCGATGTCTTCAAGACGATACACAACACCGTTTCGCGTTCTTGTCATCATTTGCTTACAAAACTTGCGAGAATTTCCGCTTGTATATTTTTCTTCGTAAGCATAACGGACTTTGTAAACTGATTTGTCAAGGTACGAATCACCACTTGGTTTTGATTTTATGGATTCAAGTTCGATGTTTCCGTCGATGACTTTTTTTGTCCAAGTTTCCAAGTCTTCGTTTTCTTCCTTGTACTCACGTTTTCCAATAAGTTCGTATTCGTCCATTGTTTCACCCACAAGAAGATCAAGCATAATGTCGCCTTCTTCGTCGCTGAAGTCCTTGGATAATTTTACCCCGGTTTCTTCTTCACGTGCTTCGTCGGTGATTGCATTGCTTGGATCGATGAATTCCAACGGTTGAAGTGTTTTGAAGTATATTTTTAAGGATATGTCGTTGACCGCAAGGATGTCGTCCATTGCTTCAATGATCATGTCTTGATAAGGACGAATTGTGACGTTGTGGAATAACAATGACGCCGTTTTAATTTCGTCGGCATTTGATCCAAGACCATTATTTTCGGTTCGCATTCCCAAAAGAAGCGGTGACGTCACACGATGTGCAATGATAAGTTTATTTTGACATTCACGACTTAAATATTCGTAATGACTTGGCGCATCATTTAAACTTAAATCGTCAACCGTGGTTTTTGATTCTTGGTTGTTGTTGAATGCAACGATGACTTTTTCACCCTTCGACCCGGTAAGTTTATTCATCACGTCATTTTTGACACGAAGTTGTGCTTCCATGTCAGGAATACCATTGTTGAAGTTTACAACCTTCGTTCCTGAAAAACCATTCTTGACGTCGTTGATTAAATAATCTGAAATTTCGGATTCAAGTTCAGCGTATGCCGTTTCATAATCTTGGGGACACACGTAATCATATCCCGACACATATCTTTTAATAACCTTGATTTCGGGTTCTTTTCCGTTGCCAAAACCAAATGCCGCGATTCTTTTTGGTTTGTCTGAAGGTTTTACTTCCTTCCATTTTGGGTGATAATAATACGCTTCAATCTGACCTTCGTCGTTCATCTTTTCCGGACGCAATGTTTGTCTTGGAAAATGTTCAGCACTTACAACACGTCCGTCACGTCTTAAAACTTGAAATGAGCCTTCACCAAGCATTTTAAAATCCAAGATGACCTTTCGCATACATGAATCGGAAAAGATTGATTTCATGGCCGCATATTGATCCGGTTTGCTTGACGAATCAAGGGCATCGATTCCCTTTCCGAAGATCATGTTCGATATACCATTTATGATTGCGTTGTTTGTCGTTGAATTGATAAACAAGTCAATCAAATACTGGTAGTAATCATTGTCATCACCGTAAGCAACCCAATCTTTTCTTTTGTCTTCAATGACCTTGGGTTTAACGTATGACGATAAATTTATGATGTGTGTATCCATTATAGAAATATAAATTCATTTTCCGTTGTGTGCGGTGTGTATTCAGCTTCATTGACTGAATAATCCGTGACCGTTTGATTCGTGCAAAATATTTTGTCCTTAAAAACAACTTCGGACGATGTAATTGTCAGCAAATAAAATGTGTCTTCTTTTAAACTGAATGTGTCCGAATGTTGGTAATAATACAGATTTTCCGTGAATGATGTGACGTCTTCATTGTACACTTCAGCATTTGAAGATTCGCTTACAATCTTGACGGTATATGTCGTCCCTTCCGTGTATTCCCTTGGAATGAAATTTATCGTTTGCGACGATCCGGATTCTTGCAATATTATCATATTAATATAATAAAAAACCCTTCAAATTGTTATAATAAAAAAGGGCATCCAATCGGACACCCTTCTTAAATCAAATGAAAAAATTCTTATGAATTTGTTCCTTCAGTAACCGTAACGGTTGCACTTGCCATTCCATCAAATGGGTCTGCCGCAGTTGGTGAATCAACAAAGTTTGCTGGTTTCAATTCTTGCGCTGACAATGTCAACGTGTATCCGCTCAAGTCACCCATTGCACCGCCAGTCACGATCGTTCCGCCACTTACTTCCGCACCGTGCTGAAGACCCATCACGAAAACATTTCCGTTGTAATCTTCAACCGCAACGTGTGGTCTTCCATACGCAAGAAGTTTCAATTCTTTGTTGTCTTCTTTTGTAAGTTTTGTAAGTGTCAAATTCAATGTTTGTTCCCAAAACACCGTTCCATTTTCACGTGATGCCGTGAATGTTTGTTCGAATGAAGAATTTCCCTTCAGTTCGTATTTGTATGCCGTGAACGTCCCGTCCATGTCAGTAATTTCGTCGTTTGTTTCTGTCACGGTTCCGTAATCACCGAAATCGGTAAAATAAACCGCCTTCAAACCGCCAACAACGTCTTTACATGGAAGTTTTCGTCCTAATGATAAATCACAACTCATATTTTTATTTTTTTATAAAAAAAAAGGCGGGTGAACCTTTTGGATCGCCCACCCCTTTTTCATTGATTAATTAATTCTTAGTTAGCGGAATTTGCGATTCCGTAAGTCACGATGTCTTCAGCGATTGCGTAGTTCACTCCACCAGTTGCGCGAAGGATTACACGTACGTTGTCAGAACCGTCAAGGTCAGCCATGTCAAGAACTTTCACTAAATTATGATCAGACACCAAACCAGTTCCGAAGAATAAGTTGGATTTTTCAGCGGCGATTGCCGTGTTGTCTGCAAGACCATTTGCAACTGCGATTTTTACACCGTCGAAGCTAAGTGATCCGTTATTCCACCATTGTGTTCCCATTGCATTTGTACCGGCAGCACCAAGACCACTTGCACCGAATCCACCTAATGCGCGAACGTAAGCACGTGCAATGTTTTGTGCAACGTAAACATAAAGGTCTTCACTTCCATATAATGTTGAAGGAATTGCATCAACGATTTTGCCTAATTCAGTAATTGCATTTGAAGCCGTCACGGTTGTTGCAGCAACTTCTTGTCCGCTTGGAAGGTTTGCATCCGCACCGATAAGTGTTGTAATACCGTCGAATTCACCAGAATTTGAAGCATCACCAACCCAAATGTTTTGTTCTACTTTTTGAGCAACTTTTGCCGCAACGTGTCCGATTAAGAAGTCAGCAAATGAAGGTGGCAATGAATCGTGCGCACTCATTCCCATTTGGATTGCTTCCCAATCCCCACGGAAATCTTTTTTACACAACTGAAGATTCACTTGAAGTTCTTTTGGTTCAATGATTCTTTCAGTAAGTGTCAAGGTTGATGTCGCAGTAAAATCACAAGAAGCATCTTTTAAGATTGCGTCGGTGCTTACTTTTTTAAGCACTTCTTTGTGCTTCACGTTTGGTTTAACTGTGATTAAACCGTTTTCGATTGTTGAACCACTTAATAAGGCAGCCGCGATATATTCACCGGCAAATTCCCCCGCATAAGTTGTTGTCAAACTGGTAGTTGTAGCCATAACTAATTGATTATTAAATATTTAAGGTTTATTTTTTGATTTGTGAAATTTTTGCCATCACGCGATCCATTGTATTTTGTGGACGTGATTGGCCGTATAAGAAGTTCATTTTCTTTTGTTCAGTTTCCGGGTTGTGTGTAACCTTTTCAACTGCCGACAATTCTTCTTTTACTTCTTCTTGTACTTCTTCAGATACGTCTTCAGACATTTCTTCTTTTTTCTCGATCATTGCCTTGATTTCTTCAATCATGTCTTTTACTTCGGCAAGTTCTTCTTTTGTCGCGTACCCCATTTCTTCTTTTTCTTCAAGTTCAACTTCTTCAGTTGATTCTTCAGATAATTCTTCAGAAATTTCTTCAGCAACTTCTTCAGATGCTTCAACTTCTTCTTCGGGTGCTTCTTCAGCCGCGCCAACGGATGCAATGATTCCTTCTTCTTCAACGATTAAGACTTGACCGTCTTCAAGTTGATATTCCCCGATGGGCATTGCAATTCGTTCTTCTTCGGTGACGATGAAAACTTCGTTTCCTTCAGCCATTTCTTCAGCCTCAATGATCGTCCCATTTTCCAATTTTGCTTGTGCAAGTTTTGTTTCCATGCCAAGCAAGGTTTTGATTTGATTTATCATATCATTCGAATTCATATTTAATTAATAATTAAGGATTTATTTTGTTGTATTTTTAACCGTTTGACCTTGTGATTGTTCGTGTCGTATCAACTTCGATAATCGTACCCGCTGAATCGGTTTCACCTTGGTAAACACTTCCGATTCCTTGCGCGAAATAATCGTCTTGGTTGCAACATTTTGTTGAATATGATCCGTCACGGCACAAACAAGCGCGACGATTATGTGAAGGGACTTGGTATTTCATTAGCTAAAATCTGCGTTTTGGGTTCGTTGTATAAAATAAATGATGTCCCATATTTTTGCCGTTCCGCCGTTTGCAGTCACTCGCCAATCCGATCCGTTTGTCACAAAATCTGCGTCGGTATAATATTGGAACATTGCGTGAAAATCGTGTTGAACATCGTTTCCTTTTGGGAAATTAATGTCGCTTCTTATTCGATCATAAGGTGTTCCATTGCCACCCTCAAAATGAAGACTTAAATATGTTTGATTTGCATTTGCAGCCGAGAATCTAAAAACAACCGTGATTTGATAAACGTCATTTTCATTAATTGCAAGGACTTTGTTTGTCGTCCCATTGTAAAAATTAATTGATGGATGTGATCGATAAACCGTCCCGGCATTATTTGGAAGTGTAACTTCGACACCGTCACTCAATAACAATTTATTGGACGAAGTGTAAACGGTATCGTCATATCTTGCCCATCCATTCACCGTAATCACGTTTTGTGGATAAACCACAACATTGTTGTCATTATGACCCATATACAACGCATCGGTTGTGTGAAGCATTGCGCCGTCTTCAATATTGACCGCATCAACTTCAGCTTGATTCGTGTGTTGTACGTGTACTTTATAAGATGTGTTGAATGTTGTTGACATTATTCTTCGGGGACGCAATTAGGGACACGACGTCCGTTCTTCATTTTAAACCCGATCATTTCATATCCTTTTTGACAAGGTTCTTTTAATTCTTCAGATAATAAATCCAATTCACGCATTTTTGATGTCGCCCATCGAAGACCGGCCTTGCCACCCCAAAGAAGATACGAAATCGTTCCGCAAGCACTCGTA